TTCATTAAAACCATATTAGTAAATATTAATCCCCCAACTCCATTTTCTGGCAACATTTTAATTGTAGATGAAACATTTGTTAGTGCTTTTTGCTTATACTTTTGAAATAAAGTCATTGGATTTTCTTGCTCATTATCAGAGGAGTTCATTGTCATTTGAAAAGTTAAATTAGATTTACTATTTGTATAATCTGGAGTTCTAGTAATTTTAACTTGAGATCCATGAACTTGAGTTTGTGTTACTAAAGTTGCACTTCCATCGTCAAGCGACATACTATCCGGAACAATGAAAAGAGGAGTATCGTCAAGATATAATTTAGGTATAAAAGCTGTAGTCATAATTTACGAATTTACAATTAAGTTTAATTTAATATTTTGAAGTTGCCCCATATTTCTATAAGAAGCATCTCCAGAAATTGTTTTATTTGATACATCAACTATTACTTTGATTGATTGTTCTAATTCTTTTTGTAGTGCACCACCCTCATCCAAATCTACTAATCCAATTGAATGTAAGTAAACAAATATTTCTACAAGAGTTACTTTAAACGCTCTTTCATTTACATAGATTACATTTGATACATTTTTAGGCTCAGTTCCTTCAATTAATACAGCTTGACTATACCTAGATCTTAATTGTTGATCAAGGATATCTTTTACAATAAACGAATTTAGAGTTGTATTTAAATTTCTAAAGGTATTACCGTTATCGGTTAAATTATTTTTCTTATAAACCGACATTAATCTTTCTCTAGTTACAATATTCACCCCGTTATCATCCATAACTAAAACTGATCCACCTAAAGCTTCTATATTAGCTATTTCATCATTAGTCCAATTAGTTCCTTGAGTTATTTGACCTAATTTGGTTAATTTAACATTATGGAACGGAACTGGAACTTTATCTAAACCACCAATAAAGTTTGGGGTTTGCATAAATTCTGCAATTGGAGCTAAAGGAACTAATCTTAAGGAATCTGTAGCTAATAGTTGTGCACTTATAACAGATGGAAGATCTATAATAGTTCCACCTTTTTGATTTGCTTCATTTACTGTTTTTAAACAAATAGGGTTAATAGTTTTATATGTTAGAGCTTGTAACGCAGTTTGGATATTTGCGTAACTATCAATAAGAGTATAAACTCCATAACTTTCCAATGTTTGATTAATGGTGTTAAATTTATTTTCTAAATGAGTTCTTACATCATTTAAAGCCCATTTTGGAAAAGAGATATCGTATCTCACATTCAAAATTTTATTTAAAATACCAGTAAGAGACGGGTCAGTTGCTCCACTGCTGAAAGCGGTTATTGAAGTTGTAACTCCAAATGGCAAATAATTAGCAAAAATAGAAATAAAATTACCCTCAGTGCCTTTATTTCTTGCGGTAAAAGTTACCGTTCCAGATGAATTTACAGCTGTCACTGGAGAATTTTCGTCATTTGATATTAAAGAAACTAAAGTATCTCCTAAGTTAGTAGCAGTTGAGGTAGTAAGAACTTCAACGCTATATTTATTTCTAACATCCGATCCAACAATTATTTCTGCATATCCAGCTTTTGGACTAGAAACGGTAAATGCTATTGATCCAGTTGCTGCTACTCCAGATCCATTATCAGCTAAAATAATTGCCGAAAGTGGAGATTCTTTATTTATATCTTTGAAAACTTTCAAATCTAAATAAGCTAAAGAATTAGCCCCACATAAAGATTTTAAATCATCTTTAGTAGATGGAATATTTTCAATTAAGGCTCCAGAAGTAAAACTTCCTGTAGATAAACCTTGAGTAATAATAAGCTGTCTTCTCAACTTCATATTACTTGGAGCTTTTCCAGCGATTAGTTGTATATTAATATCAGGACTTGATTGTTTCATATTTTTATTTTTTCTTATTATTTACGGGAGATTTTAATTCAAAATGATTATCATTAAATTTTATCTGCTCATACCAAAATGGATCTAGCGGCTTATTATCTAAATCTACATCAATTTCAATTTGATCATTTACTTTATAAATTTTGTTTTTGTGATAAAATTCAACTAAGAAAGTTATTGTTGCTTTTTTCATAAAAAGAAATAAATTGATTTAATTTTTAAAAAATAAACTACCTTTAAAGGTAAATTTTTCAACATCTTTTAACTGATAAGTCTTTTTTATGGACATAAATAATAAGCAGATAGATAATTTTTTAAAAAAAACAATTAATAATATTTATAGAAATAATTTTTATTCTTTTTTTAAAGAAATAGCTTTTCCTATTTTATTTCCCAATAAAGAATTAACTTACTCTAAAGGAACTGAGATATTATGCGAAGTTGGACAATGTGTATCTTCACGAGAAAAAGATTATATGAGAGTTATAGTAAATTATCCACCTGGATTAATGAAGTCAGGTATTATTTCTGGAGCTTTGGCGGCTTGGCATATTGGAAGACTTCCAACTGAAAAAATATTTGAGATTTCTAATACTTTAGATCTTGTTACTAGGAATATAGGTTGGGCTAAAGATATAATTAAAAATCCATTTTACCAACAAATATTTCCAAATATTGAAATAAAAAAAGATACCGAAGATCATTTTAAAACAAGTCAAAATGGAGAAATTAATGGTTTCACCACTTTTGGCAGAGTAACTGGTCAAAGATGTGATTTTTTAATACCGGATGATTATATGTCGGCAAATATGATGGTTTCAAAAGCAGAAACAACAAAAGCATTATTAGCGTGGGATAATAGTTTTTATAGTAGGCTAGATAGTGTTAATGGAATAATTTGCATAATTGAACAAAGGCTTGACATAAGTGATTTAACAGGTTTTTTAAGTAGATCATGTCCTGATGAATATAAAATTATTAGTTTACCTGTGTATTTTGAAGAAAAAAAACATTATTATTTTAATAAAAAAGAATTTGTTTTTGAAGAAAATGAGTTGTTATCGCCAACAAGATATTCCTGGGAAAAAATAAAAAAATTACAAAACAGAATGGTTGATGACGAGACTGGGATTGCTAATGGAAAACAAGTATTTTTTGCTCAATATATGCAAAATCCAGTAAGAGCTGGTGGAGACATGGTTGATATGAGTTGGTTTGTTCCTTATAAAATAAGAGAATTTTCTAATATGAAATTTGAAATTGTTGTAACTAGTGTAGATTCAGCTCAGAAGCCAAATGAAATAAATGATCCTAGTGCATTTTTAAAATTTGGAATTATTAAAGATACTAAATTTTTGGGAGATCATTATTGTGAAAAGAAAGTTTACCCAGAAACAAAAGAAAATTTAATTAATTTTTGCAATAAAGCCCCTAGAACAACTTATTTAATTATAGAGGACGCTAATACTGGATCAAGTTTAATTCAGGAACTACCGTTAGATGAGAGGATGCAAGGAATAAGAATAATTGCTGTTTCCCATGGTGGAATAAAAAAAGAAATAAGGTTTTTAACCGCAACTGGAGCAATGTCTGCAGGTAAAACTCATTTTCCAAAAGATGCTCCTTGGTATTCCAGCTTTGAAAATGAATTAATGCAATTCCCTAAGATAAGACATGATGATAGGGCTGATGCCTATGCTCAATTTGAAAAATGGTTTACAGATTATAATAGAAAGTTTGAGTTTTGGTGTACCACTATTTAAGGAAAAGAAATTGTTCCGATATTATTTTTATTAGAGGCATCTTTTAGATTAAAACTAATATTATTTAAGGCATTTATATCATAAATATTAATCTCTTGCTTATTTGTGATTGTTAAAAATGTTTCAAAAGTAAAATAATGACTATAAAAACTATTATCGCTTTCTTTTTGATCATCACTGGTCGGGGTTAGTTTATGATAAAAAACATTATTACCAAAAGGTGAAGCAGGTATATATCCAGCTATTGATCTATATATAGGATCTATATAGTTAGAAACTTTATCTTTACTAGAGCAGATAGTAAATTCATTTGTTAATTCTCCAAGATTAATCATTACACATAATTCTAAACCTTGTATTATTTCAGCTAAAAGATTCGATCCAATAACATTTCTAATATTTACATCAGTTTTGCCATTTGAATCTTTTGCTACTATTCTTGATAATCTATAAACAAATAGCCAAGATTTACTTTGATCTCTAGCGTCAGTAGCTCTTGAGAATATATTTTTAGCCCTTTGATAATCATCAACTCCAACTATACGAATATTTGATTTAACATATCCAGCAAAATTATTTAATATATAAGGCAATCCATATAATTGATTCTCAACAAATGTTATAGTATTATGAGTATGGCTTATAACCATTTTATATCCATTATATCCATAGTTTCTAGTTTCTAATAAAATTGGATTACCAGTTGGATTAGCATTTGCATTTACACTTACATCAAAAAAGAAAAGATGCTTACTCTTTGATAAATAAATTTTTTTCAATTCAGTATCACTAGCTAATCCAAATAAATTATCAACTGTAAAACTTTGTGAATTTATAATGTTTTTAATTGGAACTTCTTTATTATTTATAGTTATTAAATAATTTTGATTAACTATAAATGGAGTAGATTCTACAGTATTTATAGTGGCTATATTATTAACATTATCTATCGAGAATGAAGATACATTAAATTCTAAATTTTTAATGTTGCTAATTGTTTTTATGCCGTTATATAATGAATCGGATGATCCATTTATTTCAACTTGATTTAATTCAATATTATGATGATTTGAACATAAAGCTATAGCTATATTATTATATCTTTTTAAAGAAACAATATTAATATAATTTTTTACATTTGAAATTAAAAAAGTATTATTATCTTCAAGGTGATGATTTGCATCTGTTGTTATGGTTACATTATTTCCATTAACTACAATATTCCTAATATTTACCCTGTCTGAAAAATCATCGGTGTATTTAGGTAATACAGCTTTTAAATGATGAACTAATTCTGTAATTTGCATTATTTGATTTCGTTAATTTTATTGTTAATTGAATTTCTAATTCTGTTTGCCATTTGTGTTTTATTCTGCGAAATTGGTCTTTGAAAGTTCTTTCTAGCTGCAACATTACCTGATCCAAATTCTTGTATTCCAGCATGTTTTGCTTTTGCACCAATTTCTTGTTGATTTGATCCTTTTGAAACATTATAAACACTTTGTTTTAATTTGCCAGTTAAAACAGCAGAACTTTCTCTTCCACTATCATTTGAGGCTACATGGGTATAAAAGCTACCAGAAGCGATTTTTAATCCTTTTGGAGCTGGATAAGTTGAAATTCTAGTTCTACTGATAGATTTATTAAAGCTACTGGCATTACCGCCACTAAAACTAGATGATCTTCTAGAATTTTTACCTCTATAAAAATTATAAGTTCTTCCTGTTTTAGGAAGATCCATTTCTCTTTTTATTTCATCGGTTATATATTTTCCAGCACTTCTTAATCCCTCTTTAACTCCAATATTAATATTTTTTTTTAATTTTTGAATATTTTTGGAATTTATTTCAATATTTCTTAAATTAATTTTAATATTCATAATTTATTAATATTAATACTTGACGCACCAGAGTGAATGCATTTAATCATTGAAAACTGATTTTCTTCATTAATATTTGGAATTATATCTACAATTAAGTAAGCTTGACCTCTTGATATAATATAATTATCTCTTTTAATTATTTTACTTGGATTGCGTCTTATGTAAATATTGTGAGTTACCTTTCCAAGTATTTGATTGCCATTAAATATTTCTTCACCATTAACACTATCAAATCTCCCAAAACAAGTGATAAAACTTTCTTCATCTAAAGAAATTTCAGGTGAATTGTAATTTTCAGACTTTTTTAATCTAGTATAGATTGTTAATGGTATATTTAAATCCCCAATTTTTATATTCGATTTTGGTTTTGATATGTATATATAATTGCAAGAACCTTTCATATAAATCAACTAAATGGATTTGTAATTTGTGTAATAAAATATCCTAATGGAATATTCATGTTATCACAAGAAGAATCGCCCCTATTTTTATATAAATAAGCTATATACTCCATTAACATCTGTTTTATATCAAAAGGGATACTACTAGTTGTTGAACCGAATCCAGATGTGTAATTTATTGTGATACAATTTTTTCTATAGTCAATTGATTCAGGAAAATATTTATTTTCATACAAATAAATATTTGATAAATTATTACTTTCGTCAAAATAATAATTTGATGAATCAAAAGTTGTTAAAACATTATTTAAATAATATTGAATAGAAATTATTGATTGTACTTTTGACCTTGGTATTGTAATTGGAATGCTAGATATTGGAAACAAATCTAGAAATGTTTTATATGTTTTTGTTATTAGATCTTTATTTGTTATTTTTTCAAATCTTAAAGTGACTGTTTTTATTAAATTTGTTAAGTAAACATCATCTTCATTAAAATCAACTCGTAGGTGGGTCTTTACATCACTTAAGGATAATGCTAGTGCCAATTGTGAGAAATCAGACACTAGAATACTTGATATAGGTTGCTGAAAATAAAAATTATTCATTTTTTATTTTTTAGAAGTTTTTACTTTAGTATTTTTTTCTTTAGATTGTAATTTATCCTCAGGAATCTCAACTACCAAATTATCTTCGGGAGTTTCGATTTCCACTTTATCCTCAGGGGTATCAATTTGTAAATCTTGTTCAGGAATCTCAACTACCAAATTATCTTCGGGAGT